TTAGTATTTAATTGTTCCATCAACTCATCGGACAAAGTAATAGATTTTACTTTAAAGAATTCTTTATTGCCACCATATTCAATCTCACTAGAATATCTTTCCATCAGAATTTTCAAGCTTTCTATTGTCAATAATTGTTTATCTATTAAAGATTGAACTATAGTATTAATATTACTATCAAAATTATATCTAGATTTATTTAGATAGCTTAGCAAACTCTTAAAATTGACATGATTTTTAGTAGGATTTTGTTGCATTACACTGCCGTACTCTTTGAATAAAATCTCTAGATACAACAAGCTTTCAGCATAATTACTATTTGCCATAATCTCCATAGCAAGAACGTAATTATCAGCATCAGAACTTTTAAACATATCGGAAAGTTTCTCAAATACTTCGGAGTTTATAGTAATTGCATCATCGCCATTTAGTTGAGAGATCAAAGAAGCTTCACTAATAACTTCTATAGCCATAGCTGTAGCCAACATATCCTTATATCCACTATCTATAATGTTAAAATAGCCATTACGACCACTAGCTCTAGCAACAGCTCCAGGATTCTGCACATAGTTTTTATAATCCCAGAGATCTTCATTAGTAAAAAACCTATAAGTATGCCAACTCATAACAACAAATTCTTTAGTATAAAACTCCAAAGCTGTAGCTAATTTGTCATAATAATAACTGTCTATAGAAGGTTTGAGAGCTTCTATACATTCTTTAAAATCTACTGTTTGAAGACTATACTCCCAAGAACTGTCAACTAGTTTACCGTTAGTGTTTTTACCACCAAATACTACATTAGCATCATTAATATTTCTTACACTAGAGATATTATATGTAACCATCAAATCTTTGAGCTTTACTCTAGGAATATTAACACCAGGCAAGAAATATAATTTATCGCCAATCTTAGGTTTATATTCTTTATCGTGAATTTTAATAGGAGTACTTGTTTCTGTAATAGCCACACAGTCTACTTCTGCTGAAAAACTTTCTATTTTTCCTGTACTATATTCAATATCATAGTTAGCAGTAATTCTTAATACATCATTCATAATTTTAATTATTTAATTGCCATCTGAGCAACTTTAGTGTTCAACATTAGTTTACTAAACTTAGACTTGTTACCATTAAGCAACTCTTTGATAATGTAATACTTCAAATCGTCAGTAAATACTTTAGCATCAGTAGTTAGCTTGGCAATGCGGTCAGTTATATCTTGAGGAATACTGTGGCTACTCGCAAAATTCAAGGCATAATTAATAACCCTTGTAGCTACGACACTAGAAATATCCGCTCTGAAGTCATCGTCTTGTCCTATCATATCATTAAGAACACCTAACACATATCCTTCATCTTTGGTCAAGATATCTTGAGGAGAAATAATCTTATCTAGTTTGTTATTAATAAACATTGAAAACATACTAGAAAATTCTTCACCAACAGAACCTTCGCCAATCATCTGAATCAACGGCAACTGCTCATCAAACTTTTCAATAGAACTAATAGAGTTAAAGAAAGTAGTTATAGATCTTGGATTAACTTTTTGAGTTACTAACTCAGGATTCATCAACATAAAATTGATACAACGACCATCTATCTGTACTTTCTCTGCCCAACGAGCCCATACATTGACATCATACTTTAATCCTAAAGATATAAAACGAGTCTGTTGCGCAACGTCAAGTGTAGTTACATTGTAATCACCGTTATCAGGATTTGTAGTTAGAACTACGTGCCAGTTTTTAGGCAATTTCCATGATACATATTCTTGACGATCACAGATTTCCATTACTGCTTGCATAAATCTATGATCCGCACGAGTAAAGTCATCGAGGATTAATATACCGCCTTCACCTTTACCTTGGATCCACTCTGGCGCAGCATGAGACATTCTTTTATCTACAACTTTATAACCCTTAGCACTCGCTGTTTCAATTTCTTGCTCAGTTACCCATAGAGTTTTACCCTCAGCATTCTTTACTTTAAATTCTTTAACAGGAAAACCGATAAGATCACCTAACTCTTCTAATTGTGATAGATTTAATTTAACCACAGGAAGATTTAATTCTTCTCCTAATTGCAAAATAGCAGAAGTTTTACCAAGGCCCGCATCACCAGAAATATTCACAGTCACAGGAACCTTACCTTGTGCTTGAATATATTGATTATTTGTGACCATATGGTTCATGAAAGTTTTTAATTCATCAACATTTAATTGTATTTGACTCATAATTTTAATTTTTTAAAGTTCTAACTTAATTACTCTTCCAGGTAAAGATTCGTTTAGATGTGATCTTTCTGACAAAACCCATAAGATACTTTTAGTAGGTTTTTTGTGAGTATCACACTCACCGTCAGTAAAATAGATCAAACTAGTAAACTCTCTATGTTCCATGTAATAATCTATTACAGGATCAAAGTCGGTTCCACCACGACCTGTTACCTTTAATTCAAATTTGCCTTTGTAATCTTCGATACTCTTAATCTCAGTATCACATTGGATAATAGTTATATCTACTCCTGCTTTATACAAATGATAAATCTCATTCATAAACTCCATAAGCTCTTCATTACTTACAGATCCCGAAGTATCAATAGCCAATAGCATCTTTTGACGCATTTTAATTTTCAATCCTGGATTATCAGAATACCTTCTGTTTTCTTTTCTTCTAATTTTTTTAGTAAAGATCTTAGTAGATACTCCAGTAAATCTTCGGATATAACCACGCCAATCAAACTTTGGTTTTACTATTTCTTCAATGATAATAAGATCCTTGATTTCTGCAGGAACATTACCACGTTTCTTGACAGTTTGTTCTTGGGCCTCTGTTAAAATTCTTTGAACTTGTTTTTCCATTAAGTTCTTTTCTGCCTCAGATAGATTCTCAAACTCTTCCCACGTACTATGATCTACTACATCTTCTCCTTTATCTAAACTATCACATAGTTTATCAAAGTTTTGATCACCAGAAGTACCAGTTTTATCTTTCTTATCTTTTGCTTGTTGTAGTTTATGATAATAATATCTACAGCCAGCTTTACGATCAAGATTTAAATCCCCATAATTATCAATATCTATACCTCCTTCAGGAAGCCAGCTTTTGAGAATATATTGATTTATTTCCATGTCCATCGCAATGTTGGCTAGCTTCTTATCAGAGAAAGAAAAATAGAAATTTAAGTGATTAAACGCTATATGAAGAAGTTCGTGTTTAAGTAAACCTAAACGATGCTCTTCAGATAACTCTTCCCAAAAAATGGGATTAATAACTAGTTGATAATTGATGTTGTTTTTACTAACGCCAGCCGTTGGTATTCTACCTGACCACATCTTATTTAACATAATCAAAAAGAGCCCGTAATAGGGCTCCTTCAACATCAAATCTTTACTAGTTTTGCTTAGTGATTCTGCTCTATCCATTTTATTTAGGTTTTATTGATAGATTTAATTTATCCATTGGATACTTCATATCTTCAAAATGTTTAAAAAACTTAGCATTTAATAATTCAAAGAATAATTCTTTAGAAATAGCACTTACTTTTTCATCTAAGATTGCTTTAGTACTATTACTACAATTACTGCAAGAATCACCTACTGCATAAGGTTCTAAACCTTCAAATAAAAATTTAAGAGGATTTTTACAACCTTCTTTCCATTCTGTAATAGACGCTTTTCCAAATTGAAATAGCACTAAAAGTTCTCCAAAATAATTAGTGTATTCAGAATTATTTAAAAATTCAAATACCACTACTTGATTACTTTTATCAGAAGAATTAAGCATTGCAAGTAAATTTTCTAATTCTTGTTTAGTAATTTCCATTAGTCTTCAATTTTAATTGTTCTAATCATCCATTGTGGAGGATTACTATCATTAAGATGATCTATCCATTCTTTAGCAGTAGGTATATATCCAAAACAATCTTCTTTAACGTGTTGTTCTCCTATATATCTAACATACACAGTTTTTCCTATAGAGTTAGTAAAACTAATTCCAAAGATTTTTTCTAACTCAAATATACCTTCACTGTGATGTCTAAACATTCTGTGTTTAGAATGTCCTACCCAAGCTTTGGTTGCATCAAACCATTCATGAATTTTGACGTAATCGTCTTCTATACCGCCAAATTTTCTAACCGAAGATTTAGCGTGTTCATGTGGATGAGCCATTACTTTACAGATTTTTCTAGTAAATTACCTCCATGACCAAAGAAATCAGTTTCTGTTCTGCGAACAAAATTTTTTATAGAATAATCGCCAGAAGGAACTAAAATATTTATATAACCATACCCCCCTTCATTATTATACCAATCTTCTACATCTTCTAAAACATTATATAAAAAATCCTCTAATACAGAATTGTTTTTTAAGTCCATTGTTTCTAATCCTGACAACCACATAGATGTTTCTTCTAATACTTCTAAACTTAAATTTTCTCGTCGGTAATACCCTATTATGTTTTCAATAGCTCCAGAATCACCTGAACCATCATAATGTACTTTAATACCAGTAATACCTTTATCAGCCAACTCTAAAAGAAGGCCAGTTATTTGATTTTCCGTCATTTTTATAAATTTTTGATTAATAATTTTAAATCCTCACTTGCTTTATCTACTCCTAACTTTTTAACCAAGTCACTAAAATCAGTGACACCAGGCATCTCAGGAACAAAAAAGTGTGGAATATTGAACCTTTCTACAAATCCTTCTGTGAATTTTTTACCAGGTTCATCGTTGTCAAATAGACAAATTACTTTAGAAAATCTTTGTTTATACTCATCCATAACTGAGTCTTTCATCAAAACACTTTCTGACTGTAGACCAATAGCAGAGATTCCTAGACAATCATGGATACTCATTACATCCTTAAGAGACTTTGTAATAATCAGCAAGTCACCTGCATCAGGTAATTGAGTATATCCTTGATGCACAGAATAATCAGCATTATTGATCCATTTCTTTGTTTTAATCTCATATGGCTGATAGATTTTATAACTAACTCTGTGATCCTTTAATTCTACATATGCATAGGCATATTCTGAAGCCTTTACAGCAACATCATTATAAAAAATATAATCTACAGGATGCACATTAAATTTCTCTAACGTCTTCTTTCTGATTCCAAAACTAGACCAAAAGTTCTTGTCTTTAACTTGCCAAGGACGAGATTTTATGCCAAGCTTCACAGCCTGTTTATCTACTATTCTTGTATAGTTTACTATTTGTCTTGAAGCATCAATATTGAAGTTAGCTAAATTTAGATCATAGGCAATCTTTTTAAGACTAGTAGGATAATCAAGATTAAAGATCTTCATTACCAGTACTACAAAGTCGCCACAATCTCTAGTTGCAAAATCATAAAACATTAAGATATTTCTATCTATCTTGTGAAAATATAAAGCAAAAGAAGGGATATTATCTTCACGTAGAGGGCTATTAAATACCCCTAAAGATCTAATATCTTCTCCCATATAGAAAGAATATATCTCCTCTTGAGTGATATATTTTAAGATATCTTCCCTAGTAATTATGCTATTAAATTCAATAGAATTTAGATTAATATTCTCCATAAGAAAAAAAGAGAGGGACTTTTATATCCCTCTCTGTAAAGTTAATTAGTTTTTAATCACCAATCATCTCCTTCAGCTAGTTGATCTGCGTTAGCAGGCCCAGAAGTGACAAATGAATCTTCTTCTACACGAGCCATTGCATCTAGAGTACCAGCTTTAAGACGTGTCTCAGATGCAGCTACACTCATTGGCTCCATAAATGGAACCCAAGAACGAGGCTGAATGTATTTCTTCACGCTAGAAGTAGTACCATAGTTAGCGAATACTCTAAACTTTTGTGGATTTTGTAGACCATCACGAATGATTTTCATACAACCATCAAGTAAAGCTTTTGCTGAATCAAACCCAGAAGCAAATTGATAAGTACCACCATAGATTGCATGGATGATATGTTTAAGCACTTTACCTTGTTTTTGAATCAACTCGTCTACACTATTATAGTCCGTAGCCTTTTCTACATACCAGAAAGAACTGTTACAAGATCCACCGTTACCATCAGTAAAAACTAATTTGTAATCAGGCGCATTTGCATTGTCCTCTGGTTTCTTTTTCACTACAGCAATTGTAATGTTTTCTGCAATACCAGCATTTCCTCCGTTGAAAATTGCTGCTCCTTCTTTTGCATCAAAAGATGCGTCATTCAAATTGTACATATGTATTATTTAATTTAAAAGTGAATTAATTACCAAACGTCTTCTTCTGTGTTACCTTGTGGCTCATCTATAACTTCAACCCCTTCTACTACTTCTGCTTCATAAAGTTCCTCAATCGGCCCTGTTTCATAAGTATCAGAATCAAACTCGTTGTCAGATATACTATCAGAAACTTCTCCTAGATCTCTAATTTCAAAGCTAATAGCTGGTTGAGCCATAAAAGACATTTCAAATACTCCAGCGCCAATGTTATCAGCAGTTGCTAAAGTAAACTCTGATTCTACATTAGTGTCTAAGCTTAATCTTTTAGCAATAAACTCATAAGTTCTTTTGTCGCTAAGAGTACAAGTTTTTGTTAATTGAAAACCTGCATCTCCAGATGCTTTACGGATAAAGATATGTTGTCCATCAGCAGTAAAGCCGAAAGATACACGCTCTTCTCCTTGGATACCTAAAGATTCTTGTGCAGCTTTGTTAAAGCTAAATTTACGACCTGCACCAGGTTTGTCAATAGCTGACATAGTTACAACTGCAAAGCTGTACTTTTCTTCTTTTCTTTTACGTTGTGCGGGAACTGAATCCCAAATTAAATCTTGCATTTTTGCTGTCTTTTTAATTGTTAAATTGAATAATATTCACGAATTGCATTATTTACCTCTAGTAGATCATTAGGAATAGCAGATTCCTCAAACATCTCTAAAGGAGTTTTACAAGTATCAGAACCTGATGATACAGTTCTAAATACGTGTTGATTTGGTTGCCCAGGTGTTTTAATAATTTCAGCATAAAGAACTATAGTGCTGAATGACTCAGGCACAAAGCGCTCTAGCATTTTACCCTGTACACCTATGCGTTCAGATGCAAATCCTGACTCATCATAATGAGTTTCTGGATGAGCAAATAAATAAACAATAATGTCTTCTCTCACAGAATCATTGATAAAGTTTATCAAATCATACTGAGCAGCAGCCATCTTTGTCCACTTGTCAAAACCTTTCTCTGCACGAAATCCAGGATTCATGATAGCATCTGTCATGATTCTAGACCAAGTATCGATAATAATGGTTTTAACATTAGGGAGATCATTAACCTTTTTCAGTGTTGCTAACACTACATTGACATCAGAAGTCTTACGATAGTTACGTTTCTCTTCATTGTACTTTAGGTTAAATTGTTTAAACGGAAGCGCTTTTTGATCCGTATTAATAATCACAGTCTCTTCAGGATTTAAGTTTCTTAGAGACGTCGATTTCCCCATCCCACTCTTACCGACGAGGAACACTAATTGACCCATAAATAATTGATTTTTAGATTGTTTACTAATAATAAAGATAAGGAATTTTAGCTTAAATCTCTAATTTCTTGACGTATTTCTTGCTCACGTTTATTCTTTCTTTTCTGCCATAGCTTACCTCTCAGATGTGGATGCTCTTCTTGTACTTTGCGTGATGCTCTACCAAATGCATCCATGTACGGTATTACTCTTTGCTCCATATCTTTCAGAAAATCTTTAGCAGATTTATTGAAATCATAATTTATCTCTATGAGATAGTGATAATACAATCTTTCATTAGAATCCCTAAGCTCAGGGTGCTGACTCAACTTGTTCTTGACCCACTGATACTTGTCCTTGATCATATATTAACAGTGTTATTAAAAGCTGTTCTTGATAATTTAAGATCTTTTTGATAATCTCAAGATTCTCTTGATCTTCTTCAAAGCCTACAATTAGCTCTATATACATACCCGACTTAATACTTTCCATAGAAAGTTTCTTTAGACATGATGCTAGAGCAGAGTATTCTAATTTATCATTATCATACAGCTTAGTGTAGAAATTTAGGATACTACCAAACTCAGTGTTTACTACAGAATAGTTACCTAAACGATACAAAGCAGGAAGAGGAAAATTCTCATCTACTTCTATTACTTCAGGAAATTCTTTAGCAAACTCATCTTGGTTATTTTTTACACAGTTACAAAATCTAGCAACTAAAGATCCTCCATAACTTTTGTGTAGTTCAATTGGATTAACGTTTAACTCTTTTACTATTGGCATTACTTATTCATTTTTTCTTTATAATACTCATCTATTTTTCTTAACTCTTCGGGTTTACCGAGTAGTTCATTTGAAGGCGGTAGTTGATAATAACCACCGAATTCACCGATAAATAAAAAACTAGCTAGGAGATTAACATCACCGTCACGATTCTTACAAATCTTTGCTAGTCGATACCTATTCTTAAACTTAGTAATATCATAGCCTAAGCATTTGTCTACTTGATAATAAAATGGAGAAGCTAAGCCTATTACAGTATTAGCATCCTCGGAAATATTACCAGTATTCTTGATATCACTTAACATAGGCATCCAGTTGTCATTTTCTCTACGATCCATTTGCTCAGAACCACGGTTAATCTGTGATATAACCACAGGACTAAAGTTGAACATATTACGGAAAAATACCAGAGTCTTAGAAGCTTTGTCTATTGCTTCTTTAAGATCTTTGTATTTACCATAATCTATAAGACCTATATGATCTATGACAACGAGGGTAATTAATCCAGGATTGTTGGGAATATACTCAACAATCAATCCGTCTTCGTTTCTAATTACTTGGCCGCGTTTCTCAGCGTAAGTTATTAGATCCTTGTACAGAAAGTCAGGATTCAGACTACTACGAAAATGCAGATATTTATTTTGGATTTCTTGCATTCTTTCTTCGTATAAAGCAATAAGTTCTTGTACTTCAGGACGTATTCTAAGATCGCCCCTTGACAATATCTCATCTATAGAAGTAAGAATGTTGTGTTCTTTCCAAATTAAACCTGCAATGTGTTTGGCAATTTGATTCTCAGGTGGGATTTCTAAAGAATAGTATATAATCTCTATATCATGGATATATCCAGGATTATTCTGTATGTAATCAATAGCACCATACACATAGGTACTATTGACAAATGCAGTCTTACCGACAGAAGTACCAGCAAATATTAAATCATACCGACCTTGTTGGATATTTTTAATATGCTTACTTAACGTAGTAAAACCTTCAAACGGAATACCCCTATTTAGACCCGCCTCGCCCCTAGCTATACTATTCTTTAATTTGTCCCAATATTTAATCTTTGCCATCTTCTAGTAGTTTACTCACATATTCTATTTCATCAATAATATTTTGACTATCAGGAACCACTTCTAACTGTCTATTTAACCAATTAAGATTTGCTCTTAAATGCGTTAATGCATACTCAGGATCAAAGTTTGTTGTTTCTTTATTTTGTAACACTTGCAAAGCGCCTTCTATAGAATTTAACTTTCTACGAATTCTATTTTGAATATAGTGTTCATCTTTAACCAACAACTTTAGTTCTATTAGTCTTTTTTGTTCTTTGATAAATACAGAAAATGTAAAGTTTAAATTGTTTGTGTGTTCCATTCTTGTTCTTCTTTACCTTCTGATTGAATAAATACCTCCCAATTTTCCCACATAGAATTATTTAACACAGTCTCCATGTTTGGTAAGTATTGAAGTTTATTAGATCTCTTTTGAAGAGCTACAAAAGCTTCCATAGCTTTAATAGCCGTCTGATGTTGCTTCAGAGTCTTTACTTTGAGTAAGTATTTCTTTTCATGTTTTTTCGCCACCTGTGTATCCGCGCCAGAAGCTCTAAGAATCCGACTGCCAACACGAATAGGATAGTGGTTATAAAACTCAAGAAAATTAATATTATCAGACCTAATGCCAAGTAGCTTTTCGACATTTTTATTGCTTATTAAAGTTTCAGTAAATTTAACTAAACTACCTTCAGGATTCAAAATATATTTTGATCCTATTAGACTATCTCTAATTGCTATTGCCTCTTTTATGCCAAAGATTTCTTTGATATCCTCAAAGTTCTTGTCATATAAAAGCTTTAGCAACACTACTTGATTAGGGGTTAACGACTTCTGTTTCAGAGATTTCAGATTCAATACTATTTCCATTCTTATAGAGATTTAAAAATTCATCCAACTCACAAATAACTATTCTATCTTTATTAATTCCTTCTAGCCTCTTACGCATCCACACCTCTTCCTGACTACCAGGAGTATAAAGATTGATAATTATAGCTTCTTTATCTGGCTGTTTCCTTACTACCCTACCGAGCTGTTGTATAAACGTTCTCTTTGTAGATGTAGAACCAGCAATAATAGCCAACGAACAATCAGGTACATTAAAGCCCTCATTCAATGCTTGTACAGAGCTCAAGAATCTAATCTTAGTTCTCTTGTCTTTAAATTTCTTGACAATTAACTCTTGATCTTTTCTCTTGATTTTACTATGAAAAGTCATACAGATATCGCCTAGCTCATTCTGTAGATTCTCAGCAAACTCAGTAGTTGCACTAAATATTAAGCCGTTTCTTTCTGGAAAAATGTCAATTATCTGTTTAGTTGCAGAGATTTTATTCTCATTATTTTGACAGATATTCTTCCTCTTTCTCATTGCATTGTAATATGCACCAGCTTGTCCTTGTAAAGCTTTGTCGCTAGATTTTAGATAACTATTAGCGTTTTGAAAAGCATTTGCTCCGTGTCCTAATTTTGCTGCAAAATGTCTAAAAGCATTGTTTGCTTTATTATATTCTATTTGTTCTTCAGCTGATAGATTCACAGGAATGTTATAGACAATATAAGGAGCTATCCAATTATTGTCTAATGCTTCGTCTACACTAATTTGATCAAAAACTGTTAAATACTCTAAGATTACTTCATGGAAACCATCTTCTCTTTCTAAGGTCGCAGTAAGGCCAAGAATATACTTACTATCTACTTTATGAAATATATTCCTAAAGCTTTCAGCAGCATATCTATGGATCTCGTCAAGCACTAACATATCAACGTCATGAAAATGTTTAATTGCTGAGTTAATCACCATTACTTTAACAAAAGAAAGTTTGTGTTTCTTTAATTCTACTTCCCATTGGGATTTTAATTCAAGAGTAGGAACAACTACTAGACAAGAAGTAATTCCTGCTCTAGGAACCATTCCTTGAATTGCCATAATTGCTGTATAAGTTTTACCGAAGCCTGTTGGATATTCTGCTATACCGCAGAAATTAGATTCTCTCCATTTTCTTAAACCAGCAATTTGTCTAGCTGTTCTGTCTATGTTCATAGTTCTATTAGTTTATATTTAATAACTGTTTTCATACCTTTAGGATGGTAATGACAAGGCTCACTAGAAGCGTAACTTTTAGGATACACGCCTTTAGATATCCATTCATCAGCATATTTATTTACTATTTTAGAAATTTGATCATTAAAATTATCTTTTAGTATGTGAATAACTGTTGAATGATGTTTACCTATTACTCTTCCTATTTCTGACACAGAGAATCCTTCTTTTTCTAATCTTATAGAAATATATCTGCGCATTTCTACAACATAAATACCTCTATAGTTTTTAATTTTAAAGAAATATTCTTGCAGTTCTATTACAGATTTTAATTTTTTAATTTCTTTCTGAAGACTTTTTATTCTCTGTTCAAAACTAAAGTTGCCTATAGTCCGTACACCTCCTATTTTTCTTTTTGCCATCTTAATGTTTCCAAAATTGCGTTATACAAGGCTCAGCTTTGAGTTTTACAGTTTTACAAAACACATCACCCGCTCTTTCCATACACTCTTGTAATACTTTACTAATACTTTCAGCCATTTCCTCTGGACACTCGACGATCCACTCATCATGAACAACATTTGGTAGTTTAACTATAAACATCAAATTGTTTTCTATGATATATCTATAGAAATACACACCCGCCAACTTTGTAATATCCGCAGAAGAACCCTGAATAGGATAGTTAAGCGACATCCTTTCGATGTCACCTTTTTTCATAAAATATTCACGAACTTTTGGCTTAAAATGATTCTTAAAGATAAAAGAATCCATCGACTTTTCCAACTTATAACTGTCCCAAAATCCTTCTGTATCATAAATTTCTCTATGCAATTTTTGATACTCTTCAAAGAAAGGAATGAAGCATTTTCTACCACTAACATTATTAAACTGAATGTAACCCAAAGCAAGAGCCCTAGCCTTTTCTTGTTTAAAATAATTAGCTAATCCAGGAAACGCTTTAAAGTACTCCTTATAGACTTGCTCACCTTCTTCCAATGGAATACTTAGATTTTGTGCAATAGTTATTCCAGTGCCGCCATAATTAATCGCAAAACCAGCAGATTTTGCAATCTGTCTTTTGCCTTTGTGATTATCTTTTATGTCATCCAAAGATAAACCTGATAAATCAGGAAAAATCTTAGATGCTATAAACGAATGCATATCTGCCAAACCTTGTTCATAAAAATATAGCAAATCTTTATCCATAGACTTGTTAGCCAATACTATTTGCTCTTGACCAGAATAGTCGCTTACAATTAGTAGGTTACCAGGCTCAGATTGAAAACAAGATCTAGTTCTATTGTCGCTAGGAATATTTTGCATATTGGGCATTTGAGGAAGTCCTTGCTTAGGTCTACCTTTTTGGCCAGAAGACAAACGACCAGTATTCATAATTTGCGTATAGTTACTATGAATTCTACCAGTCACAGGATTAATATAATCAAACCAATTTTCTCCATACGTACTAACAACCTTTTGGTGTTCAGTATATTCAATGTACGTAGATATAATTGGATGTTTCTTTTTCTGTGGGCCAAGTACTTTCTTGTCTACAGAATGTTTCATCAATCCCGTTTCTTTGTCTTTAGTCAAAGTGTCCACACCAAGAGATTGCATAAAAGGAATTACTTGTTTAGAAGAAGACCAGTTTAACCTGCATTTTATACCAGAGTCAAAAAGACTCAACTGATTGTCTATATAATTACTATACTTATCAGGATTCTCAAGTATAAACTCATCTAGTTTAATCTTTACAGCATTGAGATCTTTCAAATCATCTTCGCATTTCTGTCGCCATTGTTCAGGGTTTAAATACATACCACAGAATTCAATATAGGCTAACACGCATACAAATTGATTGTCAAGACTCGCAGTCTTTTGCAGATTATTCTCTTCTAAAGCAACTTCTTGCTTTCTCTTTACCTGATGAAGATATTTCACATCATCAGCAGCATATTTGATAACTCTAGTAGAAAGACCCTCACGATGGATATGTCCTCTAACACTTTTATCTAGTTCTATCTTACAGTATTTATATACCACAGCATCCAAAGATCTTCGTGCAGTGTCTATACCAGTTGTTAAGATTCTCTCTACTAGAAATGTATCAAATATTTTAGTCGGTACTATTTGATAATAATACAGAAATCTAAGGTCAAATTTTGCATTATGCATTATCAACACTTTCTCTTCCAATACTTTCTTATATAGTTTGGGATCCACAGTACTACAGTCTATAACAAACTGTTTCTCTTGATCACCTAACTGCATAGAAAGTAACTCCTTTGTAAAAGGATCCATTCCCCTTGTTTCTGTATCAAAACCAATAATATCCAAAGCCTCAAGATACTCTAAAGACTCTTCAACAGTAGCCATAGAATATCCTACAGGACTAAACATAGCCTGTTGGTTTGTTACTAAATAAATCATTTGGTTAATCCCCCTCTTCGTTATTGAAATACTTCCTAGAAGCTTTCTTTAATTTCCTTCTACGAAGTTCTAATCTAATAGATTCTACGCCTCTATAATATAGAGTCTTCATTACTTTTTATCTTTAGGTAAAAAGTTAATGTAAGCTTGAGCAGCTCTTTTAGTTGACCACCATGCATAAATAGTCGGGTCACCTGCTCTTCTAACATACTTCCATCTAGAAAACCAATTCTTCTTTACCATTACTCTAAAGCCAGATACTATATTCTTTTCTGGATCTTCAGCTACGATTTTATACTTTGCCATTGTCTTGTTTTTTACTTTGAACTATTAAACCATCATGTACTACTTTATCTAGTATTTGTGTTTGAGAGTTAATCTCTGTACTCTGTAAATCACATTTACTCAACAAATTTAGAGCTATTTTTTCTAAATCGTTCTCTGGTACAAGTACTAACTTCACTGTACCGTTCATTATTAATTCTACTTTCATAGTTAATCTAAGTTTTTAAATAATAAACTAATAATTACCAGGATAATTATTGCGCCAATTAATTTTATTGCTCCCATAATATTACTAAGTTAAACAATAAAAATCCTATAGCAATACCTGCTAAAATTCCTACTATAGATCCATATAAAAATCCATAGTGATAATCGTCATTCTTTTTCATCTTTACTGTATTTTTCTTTAAACTTATCCCAGCCATTAAAATTAGCCACCATTAAATCTAAGGTTACTTCTTCTTGATGATGAGAACACATTCCTATACCTGCTACATCTAGATCAGGTTTATAGACTTTATATGCAGATTTACCACATTTAATACAAATTTGTTTTTCCATAGTTAAAATATATATCTTATTGTGTTCCAGCTGATTACCTTATTGTGAATCTCTTTGAATTCCTTAATATATTCAGCTTTTAAATCGTATCTGTATCTCAGATTTCTACCACCATATTGAGAAGTTTTAAACTCTTGAGTCTCAGGAGTCCATAGTAACTCTTCGCCAGGTATGTTCTTTTCTAGATTATACAGATGCTTACTTTCATTGTGTGTTAAGAAAATCACCTCTGCTTTTACTAATTCTTTGTATTCTACATAGTGATTCATCATTTCAAACAATTCTTCATAGTCTTCTTGCCATCCAGGATAAATAATTACAGGTGAATAATTTACATGGACATCATAACCTGCTTCTATAAAAGCATCAATAGCTTTAATTCTATCTATTATCTCACTAGTATTAGGCTCTAAAATACTTGATATTTTTTGAGGCATAAGACTAAATCTTATTCTCACTTTGTATTTAGGATCAAATTCTAGGAAATTAACAGGTACAATTTTAGTTGCTAATGTTGCTTTTGCTACAGGATGATTCCTAAAGAATTCAAATATATGTTGCCAGTTATAATACTTAGAATGTAGAGCAAAGTCTTCATTGCAAGCAATATCGTAGGTAATATATTTTTCATCTGTTTGATTAGGTTTCTCTACATCCGCATAGAAATATGCATGATTATTAATACTAGTGAGTATATCTCCTACATTTTTCGCAACGCTCAAGCCCTCTGGTTTATGGCGTTTCATATAACAATACGAGCAAGCTAATAAGCACCCGAATCCAAATGATGGAGTAATATAGTCACTAGATCGTCCTGATTCTCTAATAGTAAAGGTTTTTCTAGTTACTTTTTCTAATATCATATGATAAAATTTTAATGAATAATCGGTTTTTAAGCGTTTAACTTGATAATATATTAGTCATTTTAGTTATTTTTCACTCATTTTGACTAATATATTAATCAAAACTTAAATTATCTTCCCTTCTTAACTCATGGAGCTTATCTCTTGCCTCGTCTAGTGCCTTGTAAGCATCTTCAGATAAGTTTTCGTGTTTTAATCTATTGCGTAAATACTGGTCTAATTCCCATGCTAATAAATACCACTTCATTCCGTTAAGACACATCTCCATTTCGTCTTTGTCTTCGATGCTGTCAAACTCTATTGTTACTTTTGCCATATTTTATTGATTAGAATAGTTATAATTAATTGCACCTGAATACAATCCCTGACTTATATTAAATAGTTCCCTTTCAAACCCGTGTTCTTTTATTAAAATATCTGCTGCTTCACCTGCCCATACAATTTGGTCTGAAGATGCCCAAGGACTATCAGGTAAAGGACACATCCAATTAACACCTTTCTTACCATTAAGAAAAGAATTAACAACACTATTTATAAACTCATCCTCTTTCATTCTATGCTGATTTAAAGGTTTTGTTGTAGTATTGTTCTGAATTTTCAGATATATATTCGCATCCATTATCCCAAGCATCTTTTATCTGCTCTTTCTCCATTTCTTTGGCTTGTTCAAATGTTTCATCAGTTATATCATTTTCATCTGAATACCATTTTTGTTTTAACCAATCTATTGCTGTCTGTTTTTCCATTCCTTCCATGTTTCAAAGTCTTTTAGTTTTTCCATTTGTTCCTGCATCCATTTAGCACCTGCTATAAAAGCAATTTCTATTTGTTGTTTTTCTTGTTCATTTAAATATATTCCACCCCAAACATACATTTCAGCAGCTTCTTCAAGTGTTTCTTTTTCCATCTTCATAGCTCTGTCTATTTGTGGTTTAACCTCGTTGTCAAAAATCTCCTTAGATTCCTTTTTGAATTTATCAATGTAAAATCCTGATTTCTCATCGGCAGACATCATGTCCGTTAGTGCTTTCTTTCTGTCTTTCATATCAAATCTTTTTAAGTTCTCTTTTAAGCTGCTTAATTTCTCCTTCAATACTCTCAATAAAAGCCATCCAGTGGTCATACTTTCTTTCTCTTTCATCTAAAAGTTCTTGAGCAAGATCAGCAACTATATCACAGGCATTAAACCAAAATTCTTCAGGACAAAGCTCATCACCTTCTTCTATTTGCTCATCAGTTGCACCAATAGATCTTAAATATTCTTCTTTTTCTTTACGGAGTCTATCTACTTTAACTTTATCATCTGGATATAAAGGATCTCCATTAGAGAAATACTCTAACTCCTTTTGACTAAATTTTTTTTTCTTTTTCATAATATTTTTTTAGTTAAAAAAGTCAGGACAGATGTTACTCTATCCTGACTATAATTTTTACTTTGTTTTAACTATTTTATACTCGTCTGTAATAAATAATTTTCTGTGAGTATAACTACAAGTTTCTAGATCATGGAAATATCCTAAGCATTCATAGTAATTACCTTTACCTATAGTTTTAGCTTTCTTGTCCGAGCTCTTTCTTAGTGTCAGTTTATAGTTTCCTGTTTTCATGAGTTAATTATTTTAATTAGTTTATTAATGTAAGTTGGATCTTCAGCATAGTGTTCTTTTAGATAGTTTAGATAACTATCTTGAGTAGAAAATTTACTCAGATACTTGCTATAGTATAGCGCATAGTCATATACACTTTCTTGCCAAGAATTATATTTAGCATGACCAAGGTATTCACCTGTAGCAGTAGTAGGTCTCTGTTTGGCTACTTTCATGCCGAATAAATTATTACCTTCTTTGAACGATTTCGATTTAAAGTGTCCAGTTTCTAAAACTGCTTGAGCATAAACTACTTGGTAGTTTTTTATATTTAGCTCTTTTAATAAAATGAGAAGTTTCTCTTCACTAAATCTTGATTCAACAGGCGGTAATATTACTTCCTTTGTTTTTACTATTTCTCTAGGAGTTGTGTCAATAGTCATTGACATAAACAATAGGCCCATAGATATCCCTATGAACACCATAAGTGAGTTTCTAAAAATTTCCATAAAATAAATGTTAGTTAATAAAAAAACGGGACACTCTTCTCCCGTTGGAACTTACCTATAGCCTTTTTAAAACAAGTGATTAGTTTATCCTCCTAATAAGAGCTTACCTATTCGTGACTAAAGTTATTCGATAAATTTAAATAATTATCCGTGTTTAAACAAACAGATTGAGTTCCTAAAGTATTATCTTGTATAGTTACTCTAATAGCAAATGCTTTCTTTAAATCTTTAAGAACTTTAGTGTTCTTTAGATCATGAGTTAATATAACTATATCGTCATAGTATCTTTTAGAATTTTTAAAGTTGTGGTATTTAACTCCGTCTTCTGTAAATAATTCTAATGTTATAAAAGGATTTTCTTCACTAAAGTAATTGCCTTTAAGATACATGATAGTACTAGTATCCATGATCTTAAGTTTAAGTGTAAGTCCTTTTGATTTTACAGAGACTACATTAAATAACAGATCTCTAGTGTTTATTTTCTTAAGTTTCCATTGAGCACTAGAATTAAAACTAGTGAGTACTAACAGTGTCAATAACAATATTGTTTTCATAATTTTTT